TCATCCTGATGGCTGCTCTCGCAAAGGCGATACGGCACTTATCAAAACGGCGCTTTCCGTCGCACTTAACCCTGCAAACAGACTCTTTCGACCTGCACTTGCAGACAAAGCAGCTCTCATCGCCGCAGGAATCACAGCAGCTAGAGAAACAAGGAGACGATGAAGATGGCAACAGTAACAATGACGATGGAAGAATACCTGCAGCTACTGAACGGCCTCAGTTCTGATCTTCCAATGGAAAATCAACCAATTGAAGAGGAGCCTAAACCCAAAAAGAGATCGTCTGCCTATCAACGACGATACAAAGCTAACTTTGCGAAGATTGAGGACAACTACAAACTCAAAAACGGCAAATGGAAGAAGAATGGATTCAAGCGAGCAGTGCAAGAAGCACACCGCATGTCAAAGAAGTGATTTTATGAATCCAATTGTCAAGCTTCTCCAGGATCTACTCAAAGAGGTTAAGCTTCTTCGTAAAGATCTCAAGAAGTAGGTTCTAGGTACTCACGGATTACAGCTTTAATGTGTATAGGACAACCTCCTCGGCTGAGGAGATGTCGCAAAATCTCATCTGCAGATACATCGCGTAGCATAAAATCATCCATTTGATTGTGTAATCTGTTGATTGCTCGATCAACAAACTCACTTTGATTCTGTTTTGTTCGAACAATGTTGATCGTCGTACGACGGAGATTGAAGGTTTTGAGTGATTTGTCAGTCATTCTTCCTCACCTATTCGATTCAACATAAACCAAATGCCATTAACATCAAAATCCATTCCACATTTGTCCCAACACATCACTGAAACAATGCCATTTATCTCTCTGGTATCGACATAAGCAGTACCGTTTATCGTGCCACAGCAAGGACATGGGACAATAAATGTCATTCTTCATCCTCCTGGTGCAAAAATTGTTCGAGCTTCTTGATTGATTTACGCATTTCATAGCATGACTTGCATTCACATTTGCAATTGACAAGCCAATAAGTCAAGTTAACACGTTGATGACGTACGATTTCTGGGTCAATCATCCTTGACACCTCCGACATTGAGATACAATTGACATATTGATTGCACAATTGACCTCAACGATTGGTGATCGGGACACATTTGTGACCATAACCATTGCATTTCGACACTTCCAGACCTCAAAACATGTATTGCATACTACGCACATTAGTATCTCCGACTTGGTCTTTAGTTAAATAACTAATGGAGATATGCAGGAAAACCGTAGCGATTCGGGGGACTACGTCCCCAAACCACTACATCGGCAGTAGCGATGTTCAAGACAAGGGTGAGAAGTAGTATAATAAACCTAAACCTATTCCTATAGGGTATGCCCAAAGGCCTAACCAAACCATCTAGCCCAATCACAGTTTCTTTTGAAGTTGCTGAAACCGCCCCTAACGTCTTTACTCAAATTCAAGTTGATTTGCAACTCAATGTTCTAGATCGTGAAGTCTTCGTTGTTACAGGTGTTAACCTGGACAACCTCCCACCGGATGCAATTGCAGCAGTTGATACTCGTGTTCGCTCTAGCCTCTCCTCTACCTCCCGTACAACGATTGGAGACCTTGCAGACACCAACGTTATCGCTTCTGCTCGTGACGACATTCGAGCTACAGGTTTTGTAGACGGTGGGGTAGCATTCCAAACAATGTATGGCGAATCTCCTGCTGTTGGAATGGATTATCTTGCAATTATTGCAACCAATGATTTCTTTGTTCAAATCGAAGGCAACGGAAACCTAGGTGCAAAAGCAATGACTGGTAAACTATACGGCTACCGCGCCATTGCCGACGCTAACACATTCGCAGCTTTGACCCAATCAGAATTGCTCAGCCAATGAGGTTGAACCTAATGGTTCGGATCCATGGGAACTGGTGTGGCCCTAATTGGACAGCCGGTCAGAAAGTCGATGCGTTGACGTACAAGCAACGTGGTGGACAGTTTGATGAGCCCTGTACCGACAAACTGGATTGTGCCTGTCGAAAACATGACCGTGATTGCGCTCATCCTGATGGCTGCTCTCGCAAAGGCGATACGGCACTTATCAAAACGGCGCTTTCC